ATTTTATTCATTTTATCCTGTTCGATAGCCAGCTCTTTCTCGGCATTCCTCCTCACGGCTTCGGCCTGTCTTGCTAGGATCTCTTCTCTTTTCTTGGCGTATTGTTCTTGCGTTATTTCTCCCTTCTTGTATTGATCCTCTAAGTTTGCTAGCTCATCAGTGTATTTCGCTAGCTCAGCCGTGGCTCCAATCGTTTCATCGCTCAATTTACTAAAGCCGTCAATACCTGAGTCAAAGTTGGCGTTCAACTTTTTAGCCATCTCTTCCAGACCGTCCAACATGGCTCCAATGCCAGGTATATTTTTCAGTGCGTCATACAGAAACATAACACCACGCACAAGTTGGTCGATAGCTTCCATCAACGCTCCAAATAGGTAGAGTACTGTATTAAGAGCAACCTTAAGAACAACGCCGATAATATGACCCAAGAATTTGAAAAGTGCTGCAACCCCAGGCATCTCCGTAGCGACCTTTGTGAACACTTGGACGAAGGCGGCGTAGATCTTCATCAACTCTTTGCCAAGAGGGGCCAGTGCTTTGCCTACCGATTCCAGGCCAATAGACGTCAGCGTCTGCAATTTAGCGTTCAACTGGTTCAGCGTCATCCCACCTTTCTTGCCCATCTCTTCGATACCTTTCTGGGTCTCGCCAATAGAACGCAAGAACTTTACACGAATTTCTTCGTTAATCGCTTCAAATGCTTCCAGGAAGAGACCAGAGGTGATCTCACCTTTCTTCATGGCGCCTTCAAAGTCGGTGATACCCTTGTTTGCGGCAAGCCAGTTCTTTAGTTGACCTCGTAAACCACCGTCAAGTTCAGAGAACTGCTGGTTAAGTTCTTCTGACTGCAGTTTCCCTTTACCCATGACCTGGGCAAAAGCTTCAATGTATCGACCAGCTTGCTCGGTATTCAAGCCAAGCATGGTAGTTCTAGCTGAGATCGACTTGATCGCACCTTCTGTGTCCTTTAAACTGCCACCGGACTCAAGGATAGCAGGACCCAGGCGGCGGAAAGCTCCTTCAACTTTGCGGAGAGAGACGCCATAACTTAGCGCAATATTTCTGGCGGATCCTAGGATAGCGTTTTGAGCTTCAACGCTCTGCCCTAGGCCATCAAAGGTTAGCTTAAGTGCTTGGATATCTTTGACACGGCCAGTAAGCATGCCGATAGAGCCAGCCAGTGCCGTTATCCCTGCAATGATGGCAGTGACTGCACCAAAAGCACTCTGTATAGATTGCCCCAAGCCCTTAATCTTAGCCCCGAATCCCTTTGTGGCATTTCCTGCAGCAGCGACTTGCTGACTTAGCCCTGCAACAACGCCTTTTTGCGCCACCCATTCTTTGTTGACAACTGCAACCATCTTCCCTTGTTTGTCCAGCTCCATGTTGTACTGGCTCATCATAGAAAGCCTTTGGCTTTCATCACGCAGCTGGCCTTTAAGGGAGGACAGGGTGCTTACTTTTGCTAGAACGCCTTCAAGCCTTTTCGCCTCCTCCGTATGACCTCTCTGGAGTTCTATATTCTTCTTGTAAGATGTTGAGTTCTTTCTGAGAATTAAACTCTGCTGTTTAAGCTGATTGATCTTGTCCCTGTGAACAGCCAGCTCTTTCTTAACGGCCAAGGCGGACTGGCCTTGAATGTTAACCATTTTATTATAATCGCCGATCATCCCTTTCAAGGCACCATCAGCCGCCTTTTTTACTTCCTTGAAGCCACCGGAAGCACTGCTTGTCTCGTAAGTAACCTTAACATCAACGTCTTTATTGGCCTTCTTCAGCTCAGCATCCATCTTCTTGCTGAGAAGGTTAAAGAGCTCGGTGTTGCCGTCCTTGACAGCCTTCGCCCCCCGCTTAACAAGATCCTCAATAGCAACCTCTGCTTGAGTCGCAGACTGGCGATCAACGGTAGGGACTATGACAAAATTGGAGCCCCTGATAACATCACCAGCCATTTTGTTAAGTATCCTCGCTGGCTTTAGCTTTCCATAAAAAAAGGGCTTGTAAGGCCCTTGAGTGTTTTTGCGTAAGTATCGGGGTTACGCGATTGTAAGAACCTGTGCTGTAGCAGATCCAGAACCGCCGTCTTCGGTAACCGTAACAGATTCTCCTTGAACGTACCCGGTGCCAGGAGCGACAACCGTGTAGTTGGTGATAAGGCCAGAATTGTCGGTATCGACAGTAACAGTAGCGGAAGAGCCGGAGCCACCAGAGACGGTGGCCGCAGCACCTACGAGGTCCGAAGTAAAAGGGGTCTCCAGGCTGACGGCCTGAAGAGATCCGATACCTCCAGTCAGCTAAGCAGCCAGAGTAAGGTGATAAGGACCGTATCCAGTAAGAGTACACTCCCAGGAAACGATGCTCGTAACTTCGTTGGACTCGGTGTAACCGGTCAAGGTGCCGTAGCCTTCAACAGTCTCAGTGGTGCCAGTAGGACCAACACGCTTGAAAGCAACACGCAGGCCATCGGCCACGGTGTTCTGCTCGGTCAGACGAAGGACCTTATAAGCAGCGTCGTTGAAGTCAGCAATACCGGAAAGAGAGATGCTGAAACTCTTGGTGGTTGCTACAGCCTGAGAGTAGCCCTTGGTCACGTCGTCGTAGGTGTAGATCTCTTCAGAACCGGTGTCAGTCTCAAGAGCAGCGTTCGTCAAGCTAGACAAACGGATACCAGCGTCAGTGCCGTCCATCGCGTAAGCACTGGCGGCTACAGTAAAGACGCCGTTGCTGTAGGAAACGGTAGCATCAGAAGCTGGAGGGCTGGAGCTATCCAGTGCTGGGTTGGTCGCGAAATCGGTGATCAGCGAGTTCTGGACAGGAAGAATGTAGAAGTCGTAGCCGAAAGCGGCCGAGAAGTTTGCCATAATTGAAACGGGAGAACCCGCACGAAGGTACCTCGGACCCTCATGGGGCCGTTAAATTAGATTGCCAATACTCTTTATTCTGCTAGAATCGGCATATCACCCTTAATTACAAGCATTGTTTGGACTTGTGCCCCAATACCGTCAGCTACTGCAACGGTTTCAAAGCTCAAAGAACCAGCAAAACGTTGCATGGCGCGAGCAACCGCAGCTGTCAATTGTAAGCCAGTAGAAGGCTCCCAGCAGATAAAGAAGACCTTCCAGTCGATATATATGTCGGATCCTGACGTCAGGTAATCGCGACGTTTTACATCTGCAGCGTCATGAATGACGACCTCAACACCGCTGATCGACTTAATAGCAGGCAAGTCTTGGCCTGGAGTGACGATTGACATAGCAGGGCCTGTTTGACCAGCCCTGAAGGTATACTCGCCAATCAAAAGAGGGAAGCTAGAATCAGCGGCCAAGGTGTCGTAAATAACCTGTGCTGAAGTAGGAAATTGCTGTGCCACAGGCTTGAAAACGCTATTCTAGTGTACCTTCGTCGGTAGACTTAGGTCAAGACATACCACCCGGAGGCCAAGCGCTGATGAAAGAACACTTCTCCAGTGGTGCCGTCTTTACTGATATCTGAGATGCACCGATCCCAGGATTACCTCCCCGTTTACGAGAGGATTTCAGATTATTTGTATAACATGTCAGCCCTGACACGCCGAGAGGCTCGCCATCAATGGCGTACTGCTATTAAGGAATGCTGGAACAATCGCTGCGCCTACTGTGGTGCCACGCCTATTGTTGACGAATCCCTTACAGACTTAACGATCGACCATGTAAGGCCCAAAAGCAACGGGGGAGAAGACAGAACTACTAACTGTATTCCCGCTTGCCAAAAATGCAACCAAGACAAATCCAGCCAAGAGTGGCTGGCCTGGTTTCGGATGCAGTCTTTTTACACTATCGAAGCCGAGTGGCGCATCCAGCAATGGCTGAAAGGCGGGATCAATGGCTTTGGTCCTTACTCCGAAGAAGATGTCAAGATTGTTGAAGAGTATGCTAACAAGATAATAGGAGAGTGGCCTTCTAGCTGAGAGTCACATCTTCCTCGGCGATAACCTTTGTCGGGATCAGAGGTAGTGTCAGGTCGTAGAAGTTGCCATTAGGGTCCGAGAAGGTTCGGACCTCTCCTGACGCTGACTCTTGAGCAATAAGGAAGCCCTTATACCCTGCCTCTGTCTTGCGCGGACCAATAAGGATGGCGTCGTGTGCAAAGAGTGCATACTGAGCTCCTGCGCGACCTCGGGCAGAAGGGGCGACTTCCTTATAACAGAACAAAGCCCAATTCGGCAGTTCTTGTTTTGCGACCAAGTGAAGATAGCAAGCCGCGTAGTATCCTGAAGGACCCTCGCCCTGTAATGGCTTGAAAAACGCAAAGTCCATTGGACCAATAGGCTTTTTACTGCTTTTAGGATCTCTTTGGCTATTCGCGTAAACTGCTGTATTAAGGGCAATTGGTAACTCAAGATCATGCAATTCTGCACGACGTAATTCGAGCATTTTATGATAACCCCTTAAAACATAAACATAGGGCAGCTGGTAAAAGCGATCCCAGGAGTACTCGGGGTCCCCTGGGAATGCCTTTTTCATCTTCCAGTAAATGTCCTCCCAGTCGGGCTCGACACTTTCACCAGCGTCTACTTTTTTTCGATTTCGCCAAGATCGCCGTCATCAGGGCCTTCCTCTTCTTCCTCTCTGGTAACGAGGCGCTCAAGGCTTTTAACTTCTTCGTCCGCAAAGAGCTGCGCAAGAGCTTCTATAAGGTCTTCGTGAAGGTCGATGATGTCATCCATCGTAAGACTGTCGTCGACGCGGTACAGGAGCATACAGAAGGCCATCATGAGCTGTTTCTTCTGCTCCATGGACATCATTAATGTCGCAAGCTCTGCAATCTCGGTACCAAACTCATCGTAAACGGGATGAGAGCATTTCTCGGGCTCAGTAACAGCTAGTACGACCTGCTGATAAGCGTCCTGCTGACCCAGCTTGTAATGACTGGCAACAGAGCGAGACAGCTTCATTACCGACTGCAACACAGTGTCCTGGCTATTAACATTAGCCATGAACGACTTTTCACCCACAGTCAAAAAGCCTTTACGCTCAATCTCAATCTTGCCGCTCATCTCGCTACCCAGTGTCTCGATGCGAGAGTTAACCTTAGGGGCGACCACGAAAGGAAGTTTACTCATCGATGCTACCAGTTAAAAACTGGACTAGAATACCTATGGGAGATTGGCTTTCATAAAGCCGTCAAAATCAAACTGTGGATAAGGCCCTTCACCATACAGGACAGAGGACACCCATGGCCTTGGAGGCATGTAAACAGGCCTTGCATTTGGATTTCCGTAGGGCTGTATGTAACCACCATTGTGAACGATATTTGCGTAGGGAGCACTGTAGGTCACCTCGATCCCATTACTATTGGCTACTACTTTCCCAGAGCGTGCTAAAGCCCCTGTGTCGTAAATATCTCTACTCCCACTCGTCCAAGACCAAGACGCTTTCAAAGCCGCATCAAGAGCTTTTGCAATCTCTGCAGCTAACTTAGGCATAAGTGGCTCAAGCACTTCCAGGTATTGCTGCTGTATGTCTGCTGTATCAATCTTAACTTTCTCAGTCCTGGCCTCAAATCCAAGGGGGATACCCATCATAAGGCCGACAACAGGTACTTTAATCGTGCCTACCTCTTGTTTAGGGATAGCAGGAAACTTGCTTAGATCTCTAGACGTTGTAACCTTCATCAGTTCTGAAGCTCCGTACCAGTGAGTTGAATCTCAACACCACCAATCTCTTTGTAAATGATTTCGTCAATCCCTTGACCGCCATACCGGCCACTAGAGCGTTGAATCTTAGCCGCTGGCATGATTGGGTCCTGACCAAACCGGAACCTGCATTCAGCGCCAGTAGCAAGCCACTCATACTGTGTTGTTACCTGGGTCCAAGTAAAACCAGTCTCATCACCAGCCAACAGGTCATAATCAGCCGGAACAGTCGTAAAATCTAAAGCGTAACCACGATAATA